GACACTTGGTACAATATAACCAGATCATCTGGCGCATACAATGCAACCGCTGAAGAGAACTGGACATCCACAGTATTAGGTGGCATTCTTGTTATGGCTAATGGTTATGATGACCCACAGTTCTGGGCGCTAACTGATGGAGAGCCTTCAACCTCTACACTGATGGCAGACCTAACTAACTGGCCAGCAGGTAGAGAATGTTATTCAATGAGGGCATTCCGATCTTTCTTGGTTGCCCTTAATGTAACTGACTCTTCAGGTACGCCTGATGTTAGGTATACCAGATTAGTTAAATGGTCAACGGAAGCAGCCACACAAACCGTTCCCTCATCATGGGATGAAACTAGCGCAACGGTAGACGCTGGAGAATATGAATTAGCCGATACAAGGGGAGCGATATTGGATGGCCTTCCCCTGCGTGATACGTTTATGATCTATAAGGATGACTCCATCTATAGTATGACGTATGTGGGTACTCCTTTTATCTTCGCATTTCGCCAGTTATCGCCTTCGGTGGGTGCACTTACAAAGAACTGTGTGGCTGAGTTTGACGGTGGTCACTTCTTCTTTGGGAACGGTGACATCTATATCAATGATGGTCAGAAGGTAACCTCTATTCTTCCCCACAAGATTAGAGATTACGTTTTCGATTTCATTGATGGTGCACAATATAAGAAGTCTTTTGTTGTGGCAGACTACGGAAATACAGAGATGTGGGCTTGTTTTCCTACGGCTGAGAATACTTCAGACCAATGCAATAAAGCAGTTGTATGGAACTGGACAAACAAAGCCTTTACTCTTCGTGATATTCCTAATCTTTCCCACATTGGTTATGGTTCTATTGATGACCCGAATTCATTTACCACATGGGCTGCGGCTACTGGAATAACTTGGAGTGCCGCTTTGGGCGCTTGGTCTGCAACTTGGAGTACGGTGGAAAATGTGCTTGTTATGGCAGGTCTTACTGATACAAAGATTTACCGCAATGCCTCTGGAAACCAAGAAGATACTACTGATATGACTTCATACATTGAGCGCACAGGTATGGCTATGGGGGCGCAGGGTCAAGAAGATAGAACCTCAGTCAAAAGAATAAAGGCTATATGGCCCCGAATGGAAGTCTCTGGTGCTAACTCGGTAAATGTCTATGTGGGTACACAATGTCTACAGAGGAGGGTGTTACGTGGACTTCCGCCTACACCTTTAATCCTGACTCTGAATCAAAGGTTTCTTGTAGGGCGAGTGGAAAACTATATGGAGTTAAGTTTGAATCAACCGGAGACTTCGATTGGAGATTGGATGGTTACGACATTGAACTAGATGATGCAGGACGCAGAGGCTCTAGGAGTTACTAATGGCTACATACAAAGACAGGGTGGTAAAGTCTGTCAGGTATTATGAGCCGGGGCCATTACCATTAGATCAAGAAGACTTAGGAATTTACGTTGTCACAGAACTAAAACGATTGGCTAATACTATACTCAATCAATCACATTTAAGAGCGGAGAGAATTCATGCCGAACCAGAAAGACCCAGAGGGGGAGATATCGTCTACGCCGACGGAACGAACTGGAATCCGGGATCGGGCGAAGGAATTTATTTCTTCGACGAAACAACACAGGCATGGGTCAAACTGTAAAGTAGCCCTTGTAAACTCAGAAGACGTTCCAATGATATGGGAAGATGTTATCCCATTGATGGAGCCTTCTCAGAACCAACAGCGGGAACTCTCCATTGATGACTTCTTTGAGTGCATCATGGATGAGACTATGCAACTATGGGTTGCCATAGAAGATAAAGAGATCATCGCCTGCATGGTTTCTCAGTTCGCTACATTCCCTCAGAAGAGGGTATTAAGAATCATTTACATTAGTGGAGAAGGTATGGATAGATGGATAGAGAACTTCCCAATGGTTGAGAACTTCGCACTAATGAACGGCTGCACCTTCTTGGAAGTATGGGGAAGGAAGGCATGGATAAAAATATTAAAGGAATGGGATTGGGAATGCAATTACCACATAATAACAAAAGACCTAACGGCTAGGATGCACTAATGGCTAGATTTATAAATTTCGATCCAGAATATTTTGGAAGAGACCAGTATGGTTTATTGGGGCAATCGATCCAACAGCCATCCCTATTAGGTTCTGGCACATTTCCTTGGGGTGGATCAACTTTCACATCTACTCCAACTACCACTACGTCAACCAATACTACCCCAAATACCACTACTACAACAAATACAAATCCTACTTGTGCTTCTATTGGTAAGGTTGGAACATGGCCTAACTGTCGTGACAGGGAGGTATCTACTCCAACTTGCGCTTCTTTAGGAAAAGTAGGAACGTACCCAGATTGTCGTGACTCTGTAACAGTTACAGAGAAACAATGTGGGGATGGTGAAGTGGGTGTATGGCCTAATTGTAGGTCAGCACAAAATCTTACCCAGCAAGACTTATTTAATTTATTCGATGACAGAACCGTTGGGCCAACTACTGTTGCGGATGTGGGTAGGGTAAGGCAAGACCCAATGACAGGGCAAACTATTACAGATACTGGACTTAATACTGGAGATTATCGGTTAGATTACAGCCCATATGGAGCAGAAGAAAGGGGTCAGGGTGCAGCAAGAGGAACTTGGAATCCCTTATCAGACCCTGCTGATTTAGCGGCAAGACAGGCCGCAAATCTAGCGGCGGGGGGAATTCTTTCACAATCAGCAGTCACTCCTGCACGATTAAGCACACAAGACTTTCTTGCTCAGTATTCACGACCATCCAAGACCGTAGACCAAGGTATTCTAAGCCCCTCACAGGAGGCGGCAGCAGTTGGAGCAACTCCAGAAGCAAGGCAGCGTGCGGAAGAGTTTTCAGATAGTTATGAAGAGCCTAAATCTGTACCGGTTGATGATTTTTCTGATCATAGAAAACAAGAGGCTAAGAGACAGTCTGAGGCTCAGAAATCCGCAAAAAGAAAACTTGCAGAAATTCAGGCTAATCAAGCGGAGGAGTTAGCAGAGCAAAAAAGAATTCAAGAGATTCATCGTATACATGAGCAAATGCGTATAGATGATTTTCAGCGATTAAAAGATGAAGAAGTACGGCGTAGACAATATACCGGCGGCATTGGCGGCGGATTGCTGTATACATGAGGAAATAATTATGCAAGGCTCATCACCAAAAGAACAGGATAAAATCAACTTACCGGCGTATCAAAGGTATGGGCTGGAGCAGCAGAGGGATTTATACCAAAACCTACGCTCTGAACCAACCTATCCATTAGACCCGGTTCTCCCAATGACCGGTTCTCAGCAGCAAGCACAGCAATTAGCCACTGGATATGGATTCGGTGACCGCCCCCTTGCTATGCAGCATGGGGCTGAGAATACCCTTATGAATATGATGGGTGGAATAGATACCGGCGCTGGAACCCCTTGGGATGCCGCAAGACAGGCAAGGAGAAGTAGGGCTGTTCGTGGATTGACTGAAGATATTCTTCCGGGTATTCGTCAGGGAATTGTGGAGTATCAGCCCGGAGGAGGCTCAGAAGGTAACCAGATTCAAGCCTTAGCCATTGCAAGACAACAGGAAATCCTTGATGAGCAGGATAAAGAGATGGAACTGGAGGCAATGAGGATGGAACAGCAGAGGCAAGGTCAGGCTCTTGGCGCTTACCCCGGTATCATGGGCGCTCCCGCACAGTTCTACGGCGGAACCATGCAGCAGGCTGTTGCACCCGAATATCAGGTAGGACAGGCCATGCGTACGGCTGACAAGGCTGCATACGATGAGCGCAGAGCCAACGCTATTGCTGCCATGAATCAATATAGTAAAGGTATAGGTGATATAAGTGGCGGGTTTGGAGACATATCACAATTAAAAGACTTGGGTCTTTTGACCTACAAGTAGGAGTTAATTATGGCAGAATACGATGACATATTGAGAGAGGCTAACAGAGCCGGAAGAGCCGCAACTCAGATGGGGCTGGAGTCTGGCATTAACATGGGAGCATCTGTAGTTCCTCCGCTATACGGTCAATATAATCCAGTCGGTGCTGGCTTAAATCGTGATCCACAAACCGGAGAAGACTTAGGATGGATGGATTATGATCCCGCCGCCGTACACTTTAGGGCTGATTTACCGCGCATACAGGGTCAGGTTGATGCGCAGGGATATATTGGGCCATATGGAAGACCAGATTTAGCAGCCGAAGCGCAAGCAAGGCGGGATGATATATTTGGTGCCTCCGTGGTTGCCCCTCCAAGAATGCCCACTGAGAAGGAAACATTAGACAGAGGAGTAATGGGGCCATCCAATGAAAGGGATGCAGCATTCAGCAAAATACATAGTGCCTATTACACCGGAGCAGACTTTGGTTATGAGCAGGGATGGCCTGAGAGGTTAGGCGTTCCAACAGAGTATATAGACCTCTACATGGCTGTTCCAGATGAGGCTAAACAATACGCCCATGACAACCCCACTGATGCAATTCTACAACAGTTCGAAGAGAAGTATGGATTCCCGCTGGATGTCAGTGTAGAAATAAGTATGTAATATGGCGAATGCTTTCGACCAATTTGATGCCGCCAATGCTTTCGACCAGTTTGATCAGCATGAGCATGAGGATAGAAAGGCAGGCGTAAAGGCTGCTGCAATGAGGAACCAGTTAAGTGGTGCCCTTGATGAGAACAAGCCTGACAATGTATTTAATAAGTTTGATGCTGATTCTATTTCAGACCCATTCTTTCACTTCCTTAAAAGCACGGCATTAAGAAGCGGTAGCACCCTCCTTGATCTCCTGCATCAGTTGGGTAGGCCCGGCTCTGCTATTATGGCTTCCATTAAGCAGGCCAGAGATGAAAACCAGCGCCTCCTATTCCCTAAGATAGATCAAGAAAGGGCAGAAGGCGGCGGAAAGATACGGGTTGCAGGCTTACCTGTAGATCGGAGTATCCTTGAGGCCGCAGGAAAGGGCTTAAAGGAGGGTTTCTCTTACGAAGATGAAACCAGAGCAAAGGACTTGATGAATCAAGAGTTCGTCAGTAATCATCCAATTCAATCTTCTGTCCTTGGATTCATATTAGATGTAATTGCAGACCCACTGACATTTGGTGCCGCTAAGGCGGTAACTCTTCCTATTGAATTTGGGGCTAAGGGTCTGGTTAAACTTGGCGGAAAGAGCGAAACCCTCACCAACATTGCAGAGCGCATGACGGCTTCACAGATAGCCAACGCATTTAATATACATATTGGTGAGGCTAAGAAGATCAAGGAGATGTCTGACAAATTCAGGGATAGACTGAAGGGCAGTCATCAGCAGGCCGAAGAGTTTATTAAGATGCGTCAGATACAGATGAGCAAAATAGCAGATGATGCTGGCATCACTGTAGACGATCTTAACAGAGCGATCCTTAATGATATAGAGACTGGCGCGTTAGGCACAGTAGATAGCGCCACAGCAAAGTTTGGTGATGACGCTGTTCGTGTAGCAAAAGAAGACAAGGCTATGTACGACGAACTCCTACGGCTTGAGCAGGAAGCAGGTGTCAAGATTTCAGACGTGCTGGAGAGAGCCGGTGATCTTGGGATTGAAGGTTACATTCCTCACATTGTTACCCAAGCAGCCAGAAGAAAGATGGGAGGGACAGCAGCATTCATAAAACGCCAGACCACCCCCTTGTCCACCACTCATGCACTCAAGAGAAAGCAGCCGGGTACCATTGATGAGATCAATGAGAGGATGTTAGAGAAGATGAAGGGTGGTCAGTTTATGCACAATGACGCCGCACTTCTCAGAGGAATACGAACCTCCAGACACGCACATGAAATGGCTTACGTTAATTTCAATAATGCAGCCAGAGACTTGGCCGGGAAGACGGCTGATGATTTCCCCAATAGTGCGGTTCCAGCAAACTGGAAGGCTGTTGATGACATTGTAGGGCCGAACGGTGAAAAGGTTTTCTTTCCTGAACACTTAGCAACGGTTATTAAACGACAACGTGATATCCTTAGAAATACTACTAAGTTCGACAAGGCTGTAAAGTGGTTTGACGCAGTACAGAATCCTTGGAAGATGTGGACGTTGGCAATTAGGCCATCCTACCATATGAGAAATGTAGCCGGTAACCTGTGGAATGCTTACACTGTAGCCGGTGTAAAGAACCCTAAAGTATTCACGGATGCTGCCCGAATGCAGATGTCTGCACTTTACCGTAACGATCCTAAGATGGCTGCACAGGTAGGGCCGTTTAACTGGTGGGCTGAAGTAAAGATAAAGGGCGGTGGAACAAAAACCTATAGAGAAATCTATGATGAAGCGGTAAACAGAGGAATCTTGGGTAAGGGTCAGTATGGAGTGGGTAGTGATATCCAGATGAATCTTGAGCGCCAACTTGAAAGGACTGCTGGCGTTAATCAAAAAACCCTACATGATTTCATTACGCCTACCGGAGAGAATGTCCTTCTCCAGAAAGGATTTCAGGTAGGTAACATGATGGAAGATAACGCAAGGCTTGCTACATTCCTTGACGTTTTCAAGCGAACTGGTTCGTTTGATGAAGCAGCACAGATGACTAAGAGAGCATTGTTCGATTACTCTGACCTCTCAGCATTTGAGCGCACAGTAATGAAGAGACTATTCCCCTTCTATACTTGGACAAGGAAGAACATTCCTGCACAGGTTAAGGCTTTGTGGAGCAATCCAGAGAGGGCAAGGAAGTTAGACATTGCCAGACAACAGGCAGAATACGAAGAGGGAAGACCAGACCCACAGAACATCTACGAATTCTATAATAAAGGCGTTCCAATTTACTTAGGCAAGGAAGAGCGGGATGAAGTCTGGAAGATGTACCGGATGCTTAACTACCTTCCCATTGCTGACCTTGAGCGCACCACAGATATGGAGAAGATGGTAAGGGAGATGGCCAGCCCCATTATCAAGCACCCTCTTGAGCAGATAAAAAATTATGATTCATTCCGACAGAAGCAGATAGAGCAGTACACCGGCGAAACCACAGATTTCTTAGGTATTAGAATGCCGGTTCGGATGGCCCACTTCGCACAACTCTTGGTTCCGATAGCAGAATTTAACAGGTCCAATCCTTGGGGTATGTTTGGTGAAGCGACTAAGAATGAGGAGACAGGGGAGTGGACAAGAACTAAATCTTGGGGTCTTGAGCAGCCGTTAGTGGGATTTGAGATACCTGACTGGTTGCCGGGTAGTGGGAAGTATGAGTTTGGTGGCGTTGAAAGAGAGTCTACCAGAGATCAACCACGGGCAGTAAGGTTATTGCAGTACACGTTAGGTCTGCGTCCGTACTATGTGGGTGAAGCAAGCGGTAGACAATATGCAATTAAGGCTTTCAATAAGGATAAAAATAGTTTAAAATACTACCTCAACAAAGCAATCAAGGATGGTAAATCCAGAAGAGCGGAAGAACTTAAAGTGCTTCTTGAGCAGTGGGAGGCAGCAGAAGAGGCGGCCAAACTACAGGCCAAGGCTCTTAAGGAAGGTCGCTCAGACAGAGAACCAGACCGATCATTTAGAGGATCAAGATATTACGAATGAAGAAGTTATTAGTGCTGTTACTGTTGTTACCGCTGGCTGCGTCAGCAAGAATGTTCCCCTCAGAATTCCCGGTCAAGGCCGTCTGTTGGAATGATGTTGATGAGGCGATTGAATATCACCAAGAAATTTTAGGTGAGTACCCAATCGGAAAGGGATGGATAGATAACAAGCAAGGCCCATCGTTTGGAGCCATCATGTTCAACCCAAACAAACCCTCTTGGACATTTCTAAGTTTCCATAAGGGAGAAGAAGGTGTAATAGTCTGTGCCATCACTGGCGGAACTGTGTGGGAAATAATACACATTGGAGAAGAGGAAGGTAAACTACAACTATGAGCAATGGAACCCAACTGACAAAGAGCCTATCTGTAGGCCACATAGTAGCCACGGTAGGTTTGATTATCGGTGGGTTCACATTCATCTATGATCTAAGGGAAAGCGTAGCGATACAGGCTTTTCAATTAGAGAGTGTTGAGAACAGATTAGAGCGTGTAGTTGCCAGAACTGATGACCAATTCGGGGAGATTATGTCGCACTTAATCAGGCTTGAGGAGAAGTTAGATGAGATTGTATTTACCAATCCACGAATCCAGAAGGCCCGTTGAGTGGAAAAAGGTAGCACTCAAGGTATACCTATGCTGGTCTGTATGCGTTGACACTACTTTATTGGTTGGTATTCTATGGTACATATTTAAGTGAGGAACTGAAGAATGGCAGGATTATTAGATGCGGCTGTGACAAAGGCCAGAAAGAAACCGGGAGGTTCAAACGTGGGAAATTATCCCAACGTATCCTCCTTCTGTGGCCCTGCCGGTGGCGCACCAAAGGGAAGTTATCCAGTGAACACGATAGCAAGGGGGAGGTCAGCAATTAAACTAGCGCACAAC